AGTTCATTATAAGTGTTTCTATAGGTTTGTCTGTTACGTAGCTTCTGTAAGAAGTTCTTTAGTAGATTTGTCATTGATTACCTCGTTTTGACCAATATTGATTTTACGAGGACGCTTCTCTTCTGGTAGGACGACTTCTAAACCGACTGTCAAAATCCCATCCTTCATGTCTGCTCCAGTGACTTCTGTGTATTCGCTTAGACGATACGACTTCTTAAACCTTCGAGCACTAATCCCTTTATGAACGTAACTATTTTGATCACGCCTCTGCGGTCTATCACCTGTGATAGTGAGCACGTGGTCTTTGATTTCAATATCAATATGATCTTTATTGAAACCTGCAACAGCAAGTTCAATCTCATATTTCATAGTGTCGTGTTTAATTACGTTATGTGGGGGATAAGTATCCTTCGCGTGGCTGTGTATTGATTCCAGCTGATCGAAGATGTGGTCGAAACCTAAGAATGCGTTCCGTGGATATACGAAATTACTTGTCATGTTTTCCTCCTATGACTAGCAAGGTTAAAATGGGCCCGATCATTCGGCACCCATATTATTTATATAGTGTATCTATTCAAAAAGTACATAGCCGTTAGTCATTTTTTTTAAAAAAAGTGTATTTTCTTATGTCTCGATAGTTGGCACTACCTTTACTTTCTGGCTTTGTGTCTTTTTTCTTTTTAAATATTTCTGAACCTATTGCGGCAGTTTCAGGCGTCATATAGTAATGATAGCCGATCTCTGTAATATCTTCTTCATTATAATTTTTATTTTCGTATATAGATCTACCATCATGTCGCATGCGTATTAATCTATCTCTTTCTTCTTTATTATCAAGAAGAATCATACCACCTCTACCGATATTAATATGCTTTTTAAAATGAAAAGATAAACACATTTTAGTTTCTGGAATATATCCGTTTTTTTCCCAATGTAATGCAGCATCAATTATATCATCAGCAACATAATAATAGTCTCTCCAATTTTTATCTACAAGCCGATATGGCATTTTTATTTTCTCAAGCATAAAAGGTAGAGAGACATAAGTTTTTGCCGGTATATCAAGATGTACATAAAACTTAAGTTGAAGACACATCTCAATAGCATGAGTACAGCAATCCGTTGCCACAGCATATGGAGCTCCAAAGAATTCGGCTACTTCATTTTCAAAATCACTTAATGCTTGAAAAGACATTCATCAACCTTTTATCATAATCTGTGTTATAAAATACTTTTTTATTATGTTCTGTAATATGTTTTTCATTATCGACCATAGCTTGTAGTTCTTCAAAAGAAAAAGCATTTAATCTTTTAAACTCTTCATAGACTGCTTTATACCGTTTACTATCTCTTTCTATAGAATCAAAACTATAATCTATAAAATTATGAAACTTATATCCTTTTTTCTCTAAATATGATTTAGTATCTCTAAATGATACCCATATAAAAGGCATACCTGCTATTATCGGTTTCCACATTTTTTCTGTTAAAGAACCATATCCCCAGTCGAATGGTCGAGTTTCAAATACAATATTAATTAATGTACTAGCAACTTCATCTGGTATAGTCCATTCTAAGCCTCTAGGATATAAACGATGTATATTCATATCTTTTTCTATAAAGGTATCTTGTTCTATATAATTTTTATTTTTTTCCAGTGTATCTAAAAGATATTCGTCATGTTTAAAAATATTGTATCTATTAACAAAATCACGTATATAGTCTTTTCTTAATGGGCTAACTATCTTACCAAAAATTATATCTGAATGATTGTGTAAATTATCATGAATAAGTTTTACACACCACCACACTCTAGATGTGTTATTTAATCTTCCTAGCACTACAGAAAACTTTTTAGTTTTTTCTACATTATTAATTATTGTACCAGCATGATGGAATCTACCTATTGTATAAGCGTGGTCAAAAAAACTGAAATTGATAACTCGTTCTTCAGAAAAATCTCCATTAAACATCCAGTACCAATCATCAGAATTAATTCTCTCTTCAGGCTTAATAACTTCTCTAGAAAAACATACGATAATCTTTATATTATTTTTTACACAGAAATTTTTTATATCTTTATTTAAGGGTATCTCTTCTCTGAATTTAAAATCTGGCATATCTAAGTAATTACAAATTAAAAAATTATTACACTTAGTATCAATGACTGTATCTAGCTTTAATCTTTCTACTTTACCTTTAAAAACCCATTGTATGTCTCTACTGAATAATTCACCTCTTTTATTATCAAACGGATCTCTTAACGGAATATAAAATTTATTCTCTGACATCTACGGGTTTTCCATTATATAGACCATAAAGACTTCTATGGTAACCTTCAGGAGCAGTTAACTTTGAAGCATAATAAAAGAATCTAACGCTTCTACGTATTCCTGTTACAGGTAGTACCATATGTCGAATGGTTTCACTATGTTCAAATAAAATAGCTCTATTTCGTTTTGTCTCAATAGGATCTCTATCTTCAAATTTAAATTCACCGCCGTTATGTTTATCAGTAAGATAGATTATTAGCGAAGCAACTCTATATAGTTTTATAGAATCATTCCAATTAAAATCTATATGTGGTTTAAGATCTCCGCCATTTCTTATTTCACTATAACCAGCTCCAATAAGATGAGGATCAGGTAGTATTCCTTTTATACCTATCTCATGTTCTAGATAACTTAACCAATGTCTACTTGAAAATTGTAAGTATAATTGTCTAAGAACAGGCAAAGTTTCTAACTCTGTGCTTTCATACATATCAGAGCCGGCTCTAGTAAAATGTTTAGGCCATACTATATTTTCTAGTTCACGATCTATTTTTAATATAGTATGGTCTGGTAAAAAGTCATCAATAACCTTTACGTACACTACTTATTTCCGATATTATATTTAGGACATAACTCCCATTGGTCTTTTTCTTTAAACGGAATAATTTTGATTTGCCGTAATGGCGCTAGCGGTTTAGCTTCTTCGTTGTTTTGAATTTCAACTAAACCCCAGTCTGACATCAAAGTAGTAATAGTATTTCTACGAGCTACGTCGTTTTCTTCTAGATTAGCTTTCTTACCATCAAGTAAGAATAGTTCTTTAAAATGTACGATAAAATATCTGCCTTGCTTATGTAATATATGGCAAGACTGAAATAATTTTTTATCTTTTCGGGATGCGACACCTATTCGTGTCAGTGTTTCACGAACCTTTAGAAAATCATCTGGTTCGCTTAGAGTTATTTCCAACATTGATGTTGGAGACCACTCAACTAGTGCTTGTTCTTCCACCTTTATTCACCTTCTTCTTTAACCCATTTATTTGTTCGGGTGACAGAAGCGGCAATACTTGACGAGCTTTCTCATTGCTATAGCCATAATATTCTTTTACCACTTCGACGTCACTCTCAATCTGAGGCTTTATCCATTTAGAAAAGCGTTTACGCTTTCTAACCATATTTATAAGAAAGTCGAATTGTAGTTTATTATCGAGGTGGTGATAACGATTCATCTCATTAGCTAGTACGACGGTATCATTAAAGTAAGAAAGTGAGCGATTAACCATAAAACTGTTGTACGCTTTTTCTGTTATGTCGTCTATTATAACATCTTTTTTTGTGGTGTTGATAGAATTTAAATAATCAAATGGATTCATAGCTGTCCTTCTATTCCACTGTCTTGACCAGGCCAAGAGTCAATGAATAATCTTTTAATGCCTTCTAGAGATTCAAATGTTTCTTCTGGACCGCTGACATGAAAACACCGATGTGGAAATCCTTCTATTTGCTTAGCAAACGGATAATCGTTCCCACCTTCTTGCGTATCATCGCCAAAGAAGATAATACTATTATACAATGTTTCTAGCGGTTTGTACACCTGTCCTTTATCTCTTCCTTGTTCGCACACGTCAATACCAGTTTCTCCAGCTATTTGAGCAGAGTATGTATGGAATATCGAATTAAACTCACTTGCTAAAACTTCTCTCTCATTATTTTTTATGTCATAATCAATATATTGTTTTCTTTGAGCCTTAGTACAGCCTCTACCAAGAATAGAGAAGTTCATCATACCTGGACGAAGGTCAATATGCTTCTTGCCGGTTCTATGTGGAAATCTACTTTCTTCTAGTTTTTGCTTACACCATTGTACCATTACTTTAGACATATTAAATTCAGGAACAGATTGAACTAACTTATCATTTACCCATAATTCATTGCCTGCGCATTGATAGGAACCTTTTACAACTTTAGTAATGTCTCCTAATTGTTCTTTTGTTTTTGGAAAGTCTGATCCTGTTATAAGGTAAACGTCGACCTTACTAGCAAGATCCATTATTATTTCCGCATGTGCAGGATCAATCTTTTCTCTACTTGGTGTTAACGTACCATCAACATCAAATACTAGACAGTTATCCTTTTTTGTCTGTGCTATAGCATCTGTTATTCTTTTACCTAAGTTTTCACCTGTTAGCTTTCTAGTATCAATATCTTTATTGATCCATATCTCGTGATCAGGCACTTTTAAATAAAGCATAGGAACGGTTTTGTGACCTTTCTTTTTTAGAAAGGCTCTAGCTTCAGGATCTTTAGTAATGTCTAAGGTTTGAAAGCCTTCGGCCTCGTCCATCTTACTCAGCATCCTTTTCATGATCTCACAATAGTGACATCTAGGTTGCGTGTATAATACTAACATTAGTTATGGTCGTCCTCGTGAAAACAATTAAATTGTAATTTATAGTATTCGTTTATTATATGCTTTTTCCAATTAGCATTATCTACTAGAATCTCACATTGAGCTTCTGTAAATTTTTCAGTCATCACATATTGATTACCTATATATTCCCATGTGGTGCCATTATTACCCCACATGCTAATTACTAATACAAATTCTTTCATTACTTAAACTCTACGTTTGCCATTATCTCCGTCATACAAGCTACAACGTTTAACTCATGGTCTGCCACAAAGGCATGTTTATATTGGTAGTCCGCTAATATAAGAACGAGTTGTGGTATTGATCTGCTAGCAACTACTTCTGCCATATTATCATATAATCCACGAAAGATAGATGAGGCGTCGACGTCCATATTATTAGCGACCCAATGCCTCATCTTCTTAAAGTCTTTTTCTTTTAAGTGCTTGGCGAGATCATTAATGGAAGCAGCGCCATTACTATTATCGTTACCATTAATGCCGCTATCACTAAATCCACCCCTTTGCCCTTCATTTAATACTCTCCTCCAATCTGGAGCATATTTCATAACGAGATCTGCCGCGGCATTTTTCTCGAACGTTACGCCTTCACGATCTAATATATTTATAAACCGTTTAAAGAACTCAGCGGCGAGCTCTGCCATTTCTTTTTTAGTCGTATTAAATTCATAAACGCCACACCGAGAATGAAGTGGCTCAATAATACGATTCTTAAAATTACAGGTGAGAATAAATCTACAATTATTACTAAACTCTTCAATAAAACCACGAAGAGCCGGTTGAGTAGATTGAGGATTTAAGTAATCTGCTTCGTCTAATATAACGACTTTAACGCCACCCTGTAAAGATACAGAGGACGCAAATTGTTTTATTTTACCACGAAGCGTATCAATGTTGCCTTCTTCTGAACCATTAATTACAATGTAATCTAATCCTAGTTCATCGCATAATGCTTTAGCAACCGTTGTTTTGCCTAAACCGGCAGTACCGGTGAAAAGCATATTAGGCAATTCACCAGTATCCACCATTTTCTGAAACACATCTTTTAATCGGGGAGGCAGTACTGTTTCAGAAATTACTTTTGGTCGATATTTCTCGACCCATAAAAATTCATTTGACATAGTCTTTCCTTCATAATATATTATAACACAGTTCAATAGGAAAGTACATTATTTTTCAGCTTGAGCTTGCTCCTGCTGATAGTTCTCTGCCATTTGAATTAATTGTACACATTGATCGCGAAGCGTACCAATAGTAGAAAGCTCTTCACCTTTAAATCCGCCGCGTTGACACATGGTATCAACAACAGCAATCATACTACGAGCAGCACGATTTGATGTTTCATAGATAGGAGCATGTGGATCCACTGCTTCTGTTGTTTCTTCTTTTTTATCTGACATATTATACTCCGAAGGTTGATGTCTTTTCAAGGGCAATCCAATATTCAATGCCCATTTCTTTGTTAACAAAATGTGAAATTAGTTTAGATGAAATACCAACTTCGTAATCGCCCGGGATCATTTTCAGATTTGCAATATTAAACACGAAGTTAAAGTTATCTCCAGCAAAATCTCCACTCACATCAATAGAGAATGCATTCGATGTAGCGTTTTGACTATCAACAACTGATAGGCTTAGTACGCCGTCATTTCCTGTAATAGAAAGTTCTGAATGTCCAAGTGTTGACGCTGCTCTTTTAATACGACCTAATGTATCGTTATCTAAAATAAATGACACATCAGCCGGTGGCATTTTTACATCTTTAGTGGGAGTTGTCAACATCTCTGGATCAGAGTAAAAGTATTTGACACGAGAACGATTGCTACTATCTGTAACAACTACGTAGTCATTTTCAAATTTTAGTCTTGGTTCTCCGACAAGATTAATAACACCAAGAAACTCATTAAGATCATAGATGCCAAACTCTTGTGGAAAGTCTTCGCCAAGTGTGGCTGAAGATAACACGTTACGTGCTTCAGTCATTGTTTTGATTGTATTACCTTGTTGAATTACGATGTTAGGATTTATTGATGCGTAATTCTTCAATACAGAAAGTGTTTCGTCTTTCAGTTCCATTATATACTCCTTGTTATCTATATATTATATCACATCTTCTAGGACTTGTAAATCTTTTATTTTACTAAAATTCTTTTCTTTTACAAATTCTATCTTGTCTTTAAACTTACCGTCAAGAATATCACCCTTGTGCGATATAATAAACGTATTCGAATTCTCATCAAGAGAATGCAGAATCTTCATTAGGTTCTCAACACCATCGTGATCTAGGCTTGAATCAAACGTTTCATCAAGCAGCAAAAGATTAGTTGATATTGAGTTTTTCATTTTAGCAATCATCCGCCATGTAAATAATAAAGCTAAGTCAATACGTTGCTTTTCACCTTCAGAAAAAGAATCGTATGAAAACTGATCTCTATGACGTGATCGAATTGTTTCGGTAAAACTTTCATCTAAATCAAAGTGTACATAAAAATCTAGTATCTGCAAATATTGATTTACTAATTTATTAATAACAGGTATGTATTGTTTAATAATCTTTGTCTTGATACCAGTA